TGGCCCAATGAACCCCAACGAAGCCAACATGGATTACTGGCGTGAGATCAGTAAGACATGGAGAAACTCCCCAGATCAGGCTAAGAAGTCTCGTTGCGGTAACTGTTCAGCCTTTATCCAAACCCCTAAGATGCTTGCTTGCATTGAGTCAGGCTTGGAGATGAATGGCGAGGAGATGGATGCTTGGGAAGTCATTGACGCTGGTGACTTAGGTTACTGCGAAGTGTTTGATTTTAAGTGTGCTTCCAAGAGAACTTGTGAGGCATGGATAGCAGGTGGGCCAATAACCGAGGAAAAAGATAATGGGAACGACAAATCAGCAAGCTCTGGAGATGATGCAGAAACTTATGCAGAAGAAGACTAAACCATGCCTGTGCGTGGTGAGCGAACTGCAAAGAACAAAGCAAAGAAGCCTAAGAAGTGATTAAACGAGGCTCAGAGCAGTTTTCTGGCTATAACAAGCCTAAGAGAACTCCTAACCATCCAACCAAGTCTCACGCTGTTTTAGCGAAGTCTGGTGAGGATGTAAAGCTGATTCGTTTTGGTCAACAAGGCGTAAAAGGTTCTCCTGATGGTTCAGCAAGGAACGAAGCATTTAAGGCTCGCCATGCTGAGAATATCGCCAAGGGCAAGATGTCTGCGGCTTTCTGGGCAAATAAGGTTAAATGGTGACATTATGAAAATGACAAAAGCTGGCGAAAAGAAAATATCCAAAGTAATGGGCGAGTTCAAAGAGGGCAAGCTACACTCTGGTAAGGGTGGTAAGGTTGTCAAGAGCCGACAACAAGGACTCGCAATTGCTTTGAGTGAAGCCGCCAAGAAAATGGGTCGCTACAAAGGTTAATCATGGGCTTACTTGATAGCGCTTTAGGATGGATGCAAGACCCAAACCGCACTCAGCAAATGCAGGGTGTTGGAAAGGCAATCCAACAAGGTCTGCTTAACATTGAGCAGTCTGATAAGCGTTTTCAAGATTTATTTGATAAGTCCTTTGGCGACCCTAAAAGGCCATTTAAAGTAACTGACAAAAAAGCATTGTCAGAACTAACCGAAATGACCCAAGGTGGTCTGCTTGGTATGGCTGAAGTTGGTATGTTTGTCGGTGCTGGCTCTAAGGCATTTGACAAAGCTATGGCTTTTACAGCGTCTAAGCTAGAGAAAAAAGGCGTATCTCCACAGGAAATCTGGAAAGAGACAGGAACTGTGCGTGGCCCTGATGGTCAATGGCGACAAGAGATTAGCGACAAAGAAGCATTTATCAAAGGTAACAAGCCTTTTGAAGATGTAATCATGGGTGCTTATGACAGAGGTGTTTTAGAAACTGGTGACCAGCTTTATAAAACTAATGTTGGTGATGTTATGTACCATAACCCTCTTAAACAAGCATATCCTGAGTTGATGGATATTGAAACGCAAATGATGCGTAGAGGTTCTAATGCTCGTGGAAGTCTTGCAAAAGACATAATGAATAACGAGCAAATTCTTCAAGTAAGAAAAGATTTAAATCCAGAGGACGCTAGATCAACTATGTTGCATGAGTTGCAACACGGAATTCAAGAGCTAGAAGGTTTTGCTGCTGGTGGTAATGCAGAAACAATGGATAGATTGATTGGTAAAGCTAAAGAGCGAGACTTTCTTATTAAACAGTCAGACGAATGGAAGTCTGCCAACAACTTAGTAAACAATGTTTACGACAAGTATTTTGCAGGGCAATTGAATTTAGATGAGCTAAAACTTGCTGAAAAACAATTGCAAGAACAGTATCCGATTCTTAGAGAGCAAATAACTGCTTCTGATACAGCAAGAAAAATTGGTGATGACCCTGTAGATGCTTATAAGCGACTTATGGGTGAAGCTGAAGCTAGACTTACACAATCTAGAAGAAACTTAAACTCAAATGAAAGAAGGAAGTATTTTCCTTTTGAGTACATGGATTTAGAAAGAAATCCTTACGGATTAGACGTATCTCCAGAACAACTGTTAAACTTAGACACACGAGGAAACCTAATAGAAAAAGGTTTACTAGGTCAGTAATCACTAACTTAACCTTGACCAACCCTAGAGGAGTCAAACAAAAATGAATAAATTAGACGCTGGAAAACCAGAAAACCTAACCAATAGGGGTAGAGGAAGACCTAAAGGCGCAACTAATAAGTCAACAGTTATCGTCAGAGAGGTCATAGCCTCATTTGCTGATGAGAACGCACATAAGCTCCAACAATGGCTAGATGATGTAGCTATGGGGATAGGTGGCAACAAGCCAGACCCCGCCAAGGCTGCTGATCTATATCTCAGGGCTATTGAGTACCATATCCCTAAGTTAGCTAGAACAGAACTAACTGGCGACTCTAACAAGCCTATTGAGCATAGAGTTACATGGGCGAAATAGTCATTCCCTACAAGCCAAGGGAACACCAGCTAAAGGTTCACGACTTGCTAGAAGGCAAGCGTTTTGCCGTGGTTGTTGCCCACAGACGTTTTGGCAAGACTGTAGCTGCTCTCAACCACCTAATCCGTGAGGCGGTGCTAAACGAGAGAGAAACACCCAGATACGCTTATATTGCGCCTACCTATGGTCAGGCTAAGAGGGTAGCTTGGGACTATCTCGTTAAATACACTACACCGCTAGGCGGTACTAACAACATCTCAGAATTAAGGGTGGACTTCTGGGGTAGGCGTATCCAACTGTATGGCTCAGACAATCCTGATTCACTCCGTGGACAGTTTTTTGATGGGGTCATCATTGATGAGGTAGGCGATCAGAATCCTAAGATATGGACAGATATTGTCAGACCTGCCTTAACAGACCGCAAAGGATGGTGCTTATTCATTGGCACACCAAAGGGACACAACCACTTCAAAGAACTGCGAGACAGGGCTGAGAAAGAGGATGGATGGGGTTTACTAGAGTTCAAAGCCTCTGAGACAGGGGTAGTGGATGAGGTAGAACTGAAAGCGGCTCGTAACGAGATGGGCGAGGATAAGTACCGCCAAGAGTTCGAGTGTTCTTTTGATGCAGCAGTAGAGGGTTCGTACTTTGGTCAAATCCTTAATGAGCTAGAAGACAAAAAGCACATGCAAGAGATACCCAGAGAGGAACTAAGCCGTACATTTACTGCTTGGGACTTGGGTATGGGTGACTCAACATCTATCTGGGTGGCTCAACTGGTAGGCTCAGAGATCAGACTGATTGACTACTACGAAAACCATGGTGTTGGACTAGACCACTATGTCAAATGGATTAAAGACAATGACTACACAAAGGCTCAACATATCTTGCCCCATGACGTAAGAGTTAGGGAGCTAGGCACAGGAAAGAGCCGCCTTGAGATGCTTGAGGAGGCAGGGCTTCAGGTCAAGATAGCACCCAGAATGAGTTTAGACGATGGTATTCAGGCGGTTAGGCGTATCTTGCCTAGATGTTGGTTTAATGTGCCAAAGGTACAGACTGGCCTTAACTGCCTGAGAAACTACCGCAGAGATTACGATGAGAAGCGTAAGATTTTCTATGAGCGTCCTTTGCATGACTGGTCATCGCATGGGTCGGACTCATTCCGTTACTTAGCCCTTGGACTTGATGAAGGTCATAGCACTTGGGATAAGCCGATTAACAAAGCACCGAAATGGATTGTTTAATGTACATAATGCCTCAAGGCCAAAACTTAGCCCCCAAAGTAAAAGAACTTGAAAAGCGTGTCGAAATGTTAGAAAATGCGCTTAAGGATATAAAATCTGAAAAGCCTAGAATGGGAAGACCGCCAAAGGAGCGTAATGACCAAGCCAACCAACAGGAAGCAAGCGCAAGCCTTGGGGCTTAAAACTTACTTTACTGGTAAGCCATGTAAGCGTGGTGGCATTGCTGATCGTAGGCTCAATGGCGACTGTCTTTGTGACGCTTGCCTTGAGTTTACTAAACAGCTAAAAGCCAAGTGGTCTGCTGACAATCCTGAGAAGAACAAGGCGTGGCGAGAATCTCATCCTGAAAAGATGGCTGAATACAAACAGCTTTGGCAAGACAAGAATCGTGTTGAGCAAAGAGCAAGGCTTAACAAGTGGAAAAAAGATAATCCTGAGAAGGTTTTGGCTGACTTTCACAAGCGTAGAGCCTCACAAATAAACGCTACTCCCAAATGGTATGGGGAATTTGACGCTTTTGTAATGCACGAAGCAGCATTACTTTCTAGATACAGAAGTGCTCTAACTAATGTAAAATGGCACATAGACCATATGATTCCACTACAGTCTAAAACTGCAACTGGTTTTCATTGTGCTGCAAATATCCAAGTCATTCCTGAAGCGTTAAATGTAAGAAAGCGCAACACCATGACTTTTACTAAACCATATGAGTGGGTTAATGCTTTATGAGCCAAAATGACTTGTTATCAATTATTCAAGCCGAAATTGATGATTCAATTGGGTATATTGAGAGTGAAACTGTCGAACAACGAAAGCAAGCGTTAGATGCTTATTTGCGTGCCCCATACAATAACGAGGTCGAAGGCAAGAGCCAGATCGTTACTGGTGAGGTAGCCGAAGCCATTGATGGTGCTTTGCCTAGCTTAGTGCGAATCTTTACAGGCTCAGATAACATTGTCGTATTTGAGCCACAAGGCCCTCGTGATGAGGCCAGCGCAAAACAAGCCACGGATTATTGCAGTTGGGTGTTTTTGCGTGATAACGAAGGCGTAGCCATTCTGCACGACTGGTTCAAGGATGCTCTCTTGCAAAAGAACGGCATCGTCAAAGCCTATTGGGAAGATAAAGAAAACATCACGAAGGAGCGTTACTTCAACTTGTCTAACGATGAGTTGGCAATGCTCATGTCTGACGATACGATGGAGATTGTCGAGCAAGACACAGAGGAATTCCCTATCCTAGATCAAATGGGTAATCCTGCGATTGACCAAATGGGTCAGCCAATGATTAACCAAATCCACAATGTTGTTGTTCAGCAGAAAAAGATGGTTGGTCGGGTTCGCATTGAGAACGTACCCCCAGAGGAGTTCTTGATTAGCAAGAAGGCTCGCACGATTGCCGACAGCCCATTCGTAGCCCACAGACAAATGCTGACCCGTAGTGATCTGATCGCTATGGGCTTTAACAAGAAGCAAGTTGAGAGTCTGCAAATGGGTGATGCCCTTGCATACACTCCAGAGCGTGTGGCTCGTTTCTCTGCTGGTGAGCAACCTTACCAAGTGCAGACTGATGACCCATCCATGCAAGAGATTGAGGTCTTTGAGTGCTACGTTAAGACTGATGTAGATGGCAAAGGTATTGCCTCACTTGTTCAGGTGTTCTACGCCTCAAACGAGATTCTTCAGGACAAGCGTGGCAAAGACATGATTGAGGAAGTGGACTACGTTCCTTTCCATTCAATCTGCCCAATCCCAATTCCGCACAAGTTCTTTGGTAACTCACTTGCTGACAGAACTACAGACATTCAGTTAATCAAGACAACGATCACTCGTCAGATTTTGGACAACCTCTATCTGACAAACAATGCCCGAGTTGTTGCTGTTGAAGGACAAGTAAATCTTGACGACTTGCTTACATCTACTGCTGGTGGTGTTATTCGTGCTAAATCTCAAGGAGCTGTTACTCAGTTATCCGTCCAGAATGTAGCCACAGCCGCCTTCCCGATGCTTCAGTACTTGGACACTATGCAGTCCAAGCGTACAGGCGTATCTGATGCTTCACAAGGCTTAGACCCATCTATCTTGCAGAACGTGACTGCTGCAGCTGTTGCTTCTATGCAACAAGCTGGTGCGGGTAAGATTGAATTGATGGCTCGTATTTTTGCTGAGACAGGTGTTAAGTCTCTGTTCCAAGGCATCTTGCATTTGCTCTGCAAGTACCAAGATAAGCCTCGTTTGGTGCGTATGCGTGGTGAGTTCGTAGAGTTTGACCCTCGCACATGGGCTAATCAATACGATGTGTCAATCAATGTTGGTCTGGGTGCTGGTAACAGACAAGAACAAATGGCTATGCTTCAGATGGTTCTTGCCAAACAAGAGCAATTGATTAACCAGTACGGCCCTGCTAATCCTTATGTTAGCCCTGCCCAGTATCGTTCTACCTTGGGTCGCATGGTTGAGTTGGCAGGATTCAAGGATTCTGGTGAGTTCTACAAAGCGATTACGCCAGAGCAAGATCAACAACTGTCTAATCCTCCGCCTCCACAACAGCCACAAATGCCTCCAGAAGTTCAGGCAATGATGCAAAAGACTCAGGCTGAGATTCAAGCTAACCAACAAAAAGCCCAAGCTGATATGCAATTGCAACAACAGCAAATGCAGATTGATATGCAAATGGCTCAACAGAAGGCTGGTCTTGAGATGCAATTGATGCGTGAGAAAGAAGCGGCTAAGTTGCAATTAGAGCGTGAGAAACAACAGGCTTACTTTGCTATGAAGCAACAAGAGTTCGAGGTTGAGGCTCAACTGAAGGCTATGAAGGTAGGCGCAGGTATTACTTCTAACGTAGAGATTAAGGGTTAATCATGGCTGCTATTGATGATCTGATTAAGCAAATCCAATCTCAAGGTACTGCGTCAAAGTGGTCTGGTGGTTTTGGTGCAGAGGATGCTACCAAAGACATGGCTCGTATTCTTGACAGTATTGGCATTACTGATATTAAGCAGTTTGGCAAAGTGCCAAAGTATTCGCCCATTAGTGATTACGCTAACACTACCAAAGATTACTACAAAGGCCGTCCTGTTGAGTACACAGAAGACGGACAACCATACGTCAACCTTGGCGACACTGGCGGAGAAGCCCCAGAAATTAAACGAATAACTCCAGAACAAGTTGAAAAAGTTCGTGGGCAATACAACTAT